GGGTAGCAATTCCATTCAAAAGAAACATTGAAGGGTGTCACTTTTTCAAAATGAGCGTAGCTGGCTGCCAGTTTTTTGTACAACACACTTTAAGGAAGGAGAGCCTTAAAAACACAATTGACATCAATAAAAAACCGCTCGGTGGCGGGTTCTTGAAGATTATCAACGGTAGACACACAAAGCCCATCGTTAGGGGAATCCTAACCATATTTTTTGAAAAGTGCAAGTATCATGTCGCCATCTTCGGCGAAAATCATTTATCTCGTGACTTTTCTTAATTGCGCCTCAGCATATGCTTCTTCCTGCCAGCACTTTGTCACCAGTTTATCAATGACATCTGCATATCCTTTGTACCACTGATAATCAGTCAGGTCTGGTACCAGCTTCTGGACATGATGCCGCGCCAGTGTGGTTGGTAAACGGCTAAACCGGTTTCCATTGCAACGCCCACAAATCTTATAAACAGGCGCGCCATGAAGCCGAGTTCTTTTTTCATCCAAGACAATACCTTTACCCTTACACCCTCTGCACACCGTGCTGACTTCTCCCTTACCATGACAATGCTGACATAGTTCCTTCTCCCACTCCTCTTTGATGACGGGTTCACCATTTCTGGAGTGTTTCACCACTTCACGTAATACATGATGAAATCCCGTACCAGCACAATGCTCACAGCGAGCCTTGCTTGCAGCAGATCTGGAATAATCAGCAAATGCAAAATTCACGAGGTAAGGAACAATCTGTAACCCAGTTTCTTCACTCAACTTATTCAGTGTCGGGTTATCCAGTGCCACCGCGTAATGAATCAGCCCTTCAATCGCGAAGTCAGGATTCTGAATACCAACTTTTGCCAGGAATAAGGCAAAACCCAGTGGTGCTTTCGACTGCACCATCCCCTGCGCCGCCATTACATCCGTAATCGTCAAAGATTCGGAGGCTGTCGCCGGAGCGTCATCGCTCAATTTTGGAGATTTTGGTGAGTAATATTTTGGTAAGGCTTCAAGGTTCATGCGTGTTCTCCATTTACGCCAGCACGCCAATTGCCAGCGCGCGATCGATAAAACGAAATATCAACTCCAGTTGAGAGCCGTATTTCTCTTCGAATGCCACGGTGTCCGCATGTAATTCATTGTGATGCGTTCTGCACAACGGCAGCACAAAGAGGTCATGCGCCTTTGTTCCCATCCCTACCTGACCGTAGCCTATCAGGTGGTGCGGATCATCCGCCTGCTTCCCGCAGCAGGCGCACGGCTGGGATTTAACCCAGCGGGTATATCTCTCATTGACCCATCGACGGCGTTTCGGACGTAACATGAAGCTTTCCGGCGATTCCGGATCAACCCTGAGCGCCAGTACCTTTTTCGCCTTATCCTGTACAATGCTGGTGGCCAGCACCGAGGGAACAATTTCACTTTCACGGGTAGCTGACTGGACAATTGCCTTCGGCATCCTTAATGCTTTTCTCGCAGCGCTCTCCGGTAAGACTTCTGCCAGGTCATTGCGTACCATCCACCAGCACAGTTCCGGGAGAGTAACTGCGTGCATATCGTCAAAACCCAGATCACGACAAACAACCGATAAAACCCATTTTGTCGTGTTCTCCACAGCTATTGATTTCAGCCGTTCCGTAAACTGTTCGCGCAGCAGGTTATCGCAGTGCCAGCACAGTCGAATTGCCCCCGGGGCGTGGCGCATGGTTGTCATCTGTTCGCTGTGCCAGTCTGAATGCGGCCACTGACAGCCATTCCCCCGGAGTAGCCAGCTTTCCAGACTAGCCAGACCACCAGCACGATAGATAACCGACTCATTACGGAACACATCACGAACAGCAGGATCATCCGCCAGCGGCTGTGATACCGCCGGGACCGCGCCGCAGGCGAAAGATGAATATTGCTCCGGCTCTGGTTCAAGCAGAACACGCCCCTGCATAAACAGGGGCATCAGTTCCGATCCCGGCCTGAACAATACAACGCCCATACGAGGAGCAATTTCAGGGGTCAGTAACGCTCTCACGATCACCTCAATGAACGGTATCGAGCAGCTTCAGCAGCTCAGGAAATTTGGACTCGAAGAAATGCGGCTGCGTCTCGCGAGGGTTTGCCGGGCTGGTGATGTTTTTGCCAAACATGCAGCCTTTCGCCGTCAGCGACCAGAATTTTTTAATGCCGTTAATCGCGGAGCGACTGTAACGCTCACGATGTTCAACAACACCCAGCTTTGCTAACTGCTGATACGCCTGATTAGCCGTCATCCGGATACCATGCTGTTTTAACAGCGCGCTCAGTGCCAGCGTCGGGCGGCTTGAACCATCCAGCGCGCCAGCCGGAGCATCAATGGCATATTGTGGCGCCAGGTTAGGTAGTCCCACTGCCTCCTGGAGTTTCTGGCACGCGCCCAGTACCGATGAATTGGACAGGTTTAACTCTTTACGCATAAAACCCAGCAAAATCACCCCCGCCTGCATCTTATCGGCAGCCATACCAGAAGATGTTTGTGGCGCACTGGTAATCCGATCGAACGTGCGGATCACCTTGAGATGGAAAGACGGACTGATCCACATTGCATAAGCAAATACCAGTTCTTTGCATACGTATGTACCTTGTTCAGCACCACCGCGAACAGTATTTACTGGAGCGATACCCAAATTTTGGGTATCTCTACCGCCCTGAAAAAAGCTAACTGATTGATTTTGTTTCGAGGATGGAATTCCGCCCTCGGTGAAAAGTTGCTCAATCAGTTCACGGGTTTGCTTATTATCAAGCCAGTACTTCGGACGGTATTTCTGCTCTCCACCCGCAGCCCGGTGCAAATCGTTAAGACAATAGCGCCCATGAACGTCGCGGCGAACTTCGATACCATCAATGACCATTAAATTATTCATGCTTCTTTCTCCATTTTCAGGCGGCTGCACCCGCCCCTGTTTCAAATTTCGTGATCGTGATTTCTACCTTCCCCTTCGGGAAAACTGGTCCCCACTCCACCAGCATTCTCTTTACCTGGCTGTCGTCCTCCCAGACTCCTGCGTGAGTCAGTGCGTCGAACAGCGCTTTGTTGTAGTTGTCCAGATCTCTGATCCGCTTGTCTGGCGGATACAGGATAATTTCTACCGCTGCCGGGGCTGTTGAAGGTTTTGGCAGACGGCGTAACTGCTCAATCACTGCCGCGCACGCCTCGCTCTGATACTTCCGGCCGCTGGCGCTGACCATGTGACGACCTTTAAGCGGTCCCTTATTCGGAGCCCGCCAGTAGGTGTTAACGCTGGGTGGAAATGGCAATGTCAGTTTCATGCCGCCCCCTACAGAATCGCCACGAGATCTTTCGCTGTCTCGCGGGTACTGCCCTTACTCGATATTGAGCGGCGGGCGCTGATATAGCGGATTTCGAAGCCGTGCTGTGAGTACAGGTCGATAACGCGCGGCGCGGTGGAATTGCCGATCACAACCCTGGCGCCGCGCTGATGAGCGGTAACGCAACATTCCGCCAGCGCGATATGATCATCCCAGGTAAATCCACCAGCGGCGTAATGAGTAAAACCAGCCGTGCCGGGCATCGGTTCGTAGGGTGGATCGCAGTACACAACATCACCCTCCCCCGCCAGCGCCAGCGTCCGGCGAAATCCCGCCGCCATGAATACGCAGTTGTGCGCCATTCTGGTAAATGCCCTGATTTCTTCTTCCGGGAAATAAGGCGACGGGTATTTGCCCCAACCGACGTTGAACTGGTTGTTGCGGTTGTACCGGATCAGGCCATTGAAGCAGTGACGGTTAAGGAAAAGGAAAGCGGCGGCGCGTTCCGGTCCGTCCATCACCTGAGCATTGAACTCTTCCCGTAGCGCCATATAGCTTTCGGCGTCATTGAGGCGGTCAAACATTACCCTGGCGTGCCTTATCACCGTATCCGGTACAACAGCCAACATCTGGTACAGGTTGATAAGGTCGGTATTCACATCGGCCAGCAGGAAGCAGGCATGTTTGTCTGAGTTGAGAAACACCGAGCCACCACCGACAAACGGTTCAATCAGGCGCATCCCTGCCGGAATGATCTGGTACAGATCGGGTAACATGGAGTATTTACCGCCAGCCCATTTCAGGAACGGGCGGCGCCAGGAGCGCGAAGCGGATTCATCAACAGATATCGTTACATCACTGCTTTCAATACAAACGGATTCACTGGTCATTCCACATTCCCCACAAATCGCCCTGCCAGATAAACCTGCTCTACGGGTCTGATTCTCTTTTTGATGCGGTTCAGACACTTCTGACGGCGGCGTAAAAATTCCTCGCGTTCGTAGATAAACTGGCTTTCGCTAAATGCCTCCAGCCACACTATCGATGCACGATTAAATAACCCTCTGGATTCCAGTTCTTCAGCGCGGCTTACCAGCTTTGCAATCACCATCGGATCACCCGAACCTGTATGACCTGACCTTTTCTGTCGTAACGTCAAAATCACTGCCTCGTCTTTACCCGCGTAATAGCGAAATACATCTCCATCCATGCGGCGGTTAACACGCTTACACCGATACAACTTGCTCGCTGAACGCTGCACATCAAAGCGTGCGTATTCAGGAAAAGCATCGGCAATCTCATTTGATGTCAGCCCCGGATTAAGCTCGATAAACGCCTGCACTTTTGCTAACAGACTCATCCTCTGAATCCCTCCGGAATCGTTGTATCAACCGGACCAAAAGCCATCACATCGCGCTTCTTCGCACCCCAGTCAGCGCGTTTAGGCCGTCCCTTCTGATCCCAGCGGGTAGCGCTTTGCAGATAGCTCTCGAATTTCTTCGGACCGAACAGCGTTTCCGGGCGCATGTACTGGTACTGCTCGTCGTTCTCGTGCCAGTGCTCATGCTTCAGGTCGATAACCAGTTGCAGATCAGCAACGCTGTACCCCTCACGCAGTCGGGCACGGATGTTTTCCAGGGAGGTTTTTGACTTCTGATACCGGGAGCCACTTACCTGGTTCAGGTGGGTTAAAACCTCAATCGCCTGATCGGTGAGCGTCACTTCGGGGTCGGGTTGCTCAGCAACCGGACAAAAAGGGGTTTTACTCTCCTGTGTAATCTCCTGAGTAGTCTCTGTGTAATCTCCTGTAGGAAAGATTGTGGGATCGCCACATGCTTGTTCGTTGGGTTGCCCCGTACTTGTTTGCGGTGTTTCCACATTCTTGTTTGCGGCATTACCGCAATCTGGTTTGCGGGGTTGCACCAATCCAGATTGCGGGGTTTCCACATTCTGGAAGTCCCGCAATCTGGTTTTCTCCTGAGCGCCCTTTTTCACTAGCTTCGCCGTTTCCAGCAACAGCGCTTCAAGCCGTTCGGTGTTGATGCGGTAGTGCATGGTGGCAGGTACACCGCGACGGGCTTCTTCCAGTACACCAAGTGCTACCAGACGTTTACGTGCTGTTTCCTGTTCGTCGCGGGTTAGCGCCGTTTCACTGGCAATATCAGCCTGTGTTTTGTACATCCAGCCGCCATCCATCCGGTTATGCCAGTAAACAAGCTGGGACAGGAATACTGCCGCAACCGGGCCAGCTTTTACCTTCCCGGCTTTCAGTTTTGCAAAAGCAGGGTTGTAGGCGATGGGGCGATCGAGTAATTGAATAAGGGAACTCATGCAGCACCTCCGAGATGCTTCATGTTTTTGCCGGAACGAAAGGCAATAAGCGGCATGTTGACGCGGTAATTACGCCCAAGAGGCTCACAGACAACCTTCTGACATTCGCGATCGACCAGGCTAATACGCAGAACGTACCCTTCTGGTGTGCTGTACCACTGTCCTGGACGAGGGCAATGAAAACGTTGGCTGGTGAACCGTTTAAAAATATTCCGGATCATTTGCGCCCCCTTACCTCTGAACGGTTCAGTGTCATATTGATAAGGCTCGCAAGCGCCGCAGCGTCATTGATGCGGTCGTACAGGCTTACGGCCAGCGGAGATTCCACTTTTTCCAGCATGGGATAAAGCTGCTGTAACCAGACCTGATGAATGGATGAAATGTAGGAATAGAGAACGCTGGCATTATGTGCTGCATCGCTCAGCACCGACGGCTTTGAAAGCTGTTTCTCCATCTGGTTAAAGGCATTGATGTATGCCTCTTTGAATTGGGCGGCGCGTTTGCCCGTAAAGCCCATAGCAAGGAAAGCAAAGCCGTCGCGGGTTATTTGATAGCAAGGTAGTTTGCGGCCTGATGCGTCGATGTACTCACTGAGCTGAAAATTCAGCTCAGTAAATTCGGCAGAGCATTCAAGAGACGCAATTTTTTGAATGACATTTTTGTGTTGTTTGCCGAAATAACTAGCAACAGCCAGAGAAGAAGTAACAACTTTGCCTGCAATAATGCAAAGTTCAGGTTGTACTAAGGCAGGGATCGTAGCCATGATGGCAGCCTCCGTATGCAATGGATAACTTCCACCACCGGAAACGCCAATTTCGCTGGTGGTGAACTGAGCAGGGTTGGCGTAACCGGCGCATACGGAAACCGGCGCACCTTTCGGTGCCCCCACCCAGCCCACCATAATTTGGGTATAGCTGAGCTGTAGCAACAAAAAAGACGCTAACGCGCCCATTGTCGCCGTATGCAATTCCAGGACGCCAATCCCGGCACCCGCTTTATGAGGTGCCTGAACAGTGTAACGTCCCGGAATTGCAGAATCAATGTGTTCCTGGCGCTTCACACTCAACAAAATCACGCCTGAATTTCCACAAAGGGCTAAAACACTCATGCGGGTAGCCCTTGCGCAGATAGATAACGCGCTCAGTTTCTGGTTCCCAGCGAATAACATGGACATAAAGTCCCCTTCCATCCCGAAACCAGCGGTTAAGTTCCTGCACGATTCATCCCCCACGGCCAGGCTGTGTTCCCTGTGGTTACGCACGACCAGGCTATTTGGTAATCTGCATTCATGACGCAACGGCCGGTACTCATACATCCCCGGTTGTTGCGACAAACGGTTATTTACCGTTAAACTATTCATGCGTTGGTTTTCTCCATAAAATTTGACGCCACGGCGCCCGGAGCTGCACACTCGCGGGCGTCACCCTTTTCTGGCGCGCAAAAAACTCTGTATACCAGTGTCGAATGCTGTTGCAGCTTTGCGATCGCCTGATACAACTCCTCATCAATCACGGCTTTTTCATGTGGCTCAATAACGCCATCTTCGATAGCTACCCTGATTTGCTGGGAATAACTGGTGATCTGCTCAATCGCTTCCAGCAGGCGCTGATTAATATCTGCGTTATCCACTTCTTCCATATCTGCCAGCGGAACAAAAACGCCACCTGATGCCCTGGCTACTGAATGTGCCAGGTGACAGGTTCCTCCGGCACGTTGCAGTACCAGCGCCCACCCAATCGGGAAGATCTGATCACCACCAGTACGCAGGCGGTTAAACAGAGCATCTTTGGTGACATCCAGCCATTCCGCAGCTTCTTCATAACCGCCATGCAGACTGGAAATCGTCTTTTTAATCGCAGCCACCAACCAGCGGGGCTGCTTTTCAACTTTCCATTCAGGTTCATGTCCCACGGATCTACTCCTTCTGCTGTGGTGGCGGTCAAATCGCCGAATCACTAAGCTGATATCTGTTTGGATACAAAATTTGCATCTCGCTAATTTCTCCGGCGTAAAATTGAGCCAGGCGCTCAGCAAGCTCTGTTGAAGGAGCCTGCTCGCATCTTTCAACCCGGCTTAATGTTGCAGGATCAACCTGAACCCCTTTAGCGACGTGCTGTAACGTATAACCATGCGATTTCCGCAATTTTCTCAATGGTGATTGCATAAAACCTCCTTCTTTTGCGCATGTCGCATGTTATTTCATACAGCAAACTTGCGCAAGTTGATTTGCACAATGCGCAAAAAATTAATGTAATGAACGCATGAATATAGGAAACCGTGTCAGACAACTTCGCCGCGCGAAGAACATGAAAATTGCTGAGCTAGCAGAAGCCATCGGCGTGGATGCCGCAAACATCTCTCGTCTGGAGACTGGCAAGCAAAAGCAATTTACCGAACAAACACTTTCTAGGCTGGCTGACTGCTTAGGTGTTGATATAGCAGAACTCTTTACCTCAGACTCAAAAGGTAATACTGTATGTAAACACAGTGATATGAGGAAGGATTCAGCTAACGTGAAGGATTTGTTCCGTATCGAGATACTGGATGTCAGTGCAAGCGCCGGTAATGGACTCATTCAGGGCGGTGATGTTATCGATGTAATCCATGCTATCGAATATAACAAGGACAAAGCACTAGCTATGTTCGGCGGGCGTCCTGCCGCTGAGCTTAAAGTGATTAACGTGCGCGGTGACAGCATGGCGCCAACAATTGAACCGGGAGATCTTATTTTTGTCGATATAAGCATCAACCAGTTCGATGGTGATGGCATCTATGTCTTTGGCTTTGATGATAAAATATACGTAAAAAGGCTGCAGATGATCCCCGATAAATTACTGGTGATATCTGATAACACTAACTACAGGGAATGGAGTATTACCAAAGACAACGAGTGCAGGTTCGGTGTTTTTGGCAAGGTTCTGATAAGCCAGACGCAGTCACTCAAACGACACAATTAATAGAAAGCGTCGACAAGGCCACCATTATGGTGGCTTTTTTTTAACTCAAAATTGCACATATCGCAATTTTATACTTGCGCAATGTGCAATTTAAATGTAATTTGCATTCATAGAGCAGCGAACAGGCAGGACGCCCACGAAGTAGCCGCCGGTGGCATACGAATGACCGGATGATTCGCAATGATGCATTACACAGGAGTTCAGATGAATAACTACTACACATGCTCCTTCTGCGGGGTCAGTGAGCTGGATGCAAAAAAGCTCATCGCTAAAGGAAGTAAGGACGAGCCAGCTATCTGTTCCGAGTGCGTTGTTTCATGCGTAAACATTCTTATCAACTACGCAGCCGTGATAAAGCCAGTAAAAATGAACGTCACGAAGGGGGAATGATGCTGGTTAATGCAAAGAAAAGCGCCATCACCCATCGGCGCTTTAAGGGAAATGAAGTAGTTCAGGTGTTCCTTATTAGTGCTTGCCTTCTTGTGGGCTGTGAACGTCGGAATTTCGCAAATCCTGAATATGCCTTTGCAAGTCTGAAGCCAGGCACTCATGTTAAAGCAGGTGTATGAAATGAAAGTCCAGATTTTAAACAATAGTGGTGAAGTCGTTTGGTCATACGACATAGCCGCTCCTGTAGATCAGAGCGGCGATAGCTGGACCAATGGGAAACATCAGATTATGGCTGGAGTTGTGTTCTCTTTACGCCGTGCTTTGGAACAGGCTGAAGTATTTCCATCAGACCCTGAATGGAAATGGCCTTTTTCTATTTGTCCAAATTCGGAGAGCACATTTCAGAAAATTGGTCAGAAAGTCGCACTCGAAGAGCATCAGCCAACTGTTTCCTGATTTTTTCAGGTAACTCGTCGGCATCGCAGAAACAACAACGCTCGATCATGTTGAAAGCCGATTCGTAGAACTGTTTCTGCTGAGTGTCGCTGAGACAGGAAAAGAGCGACGTTACGATGATTTTATTAATTGCATTATCAAGTTCTTTTTCATCAAAAGTCATTTGATTTTCCTTTTATGTATATGGGCTTAAAAGGATACCACCGAGCCTGATGTGGTGAAAAGACAGGCACACAACGATGAGGGCATTGACGAGCAAGGCATAAGTGCTGGTTCGATTCCAGACAGTCCTGTTTAGTCAGGAGGGTTGGGCAGAGAAAAGGTCCGTTCAATTCGGACACCGGCAGTGCTCTCTTCGTTGTGGTAATCCGCGAAATGGCGCGGCGGTAAGTATGGCGGGTTTTTCTCCATTTGTACCCAGTAGGACACCGGGTTGTCAGGTTGACCATGCGCCTGAGTGACAGCCCCACCACAACGTTATTGCTGTGTGAAGTCTTGTCGGCGTCCGGCTCTTCCAACAACAGGAGGAAGGCGACAGTGTTCTGCCGTGACGCCGACCTTTTTACACAACAGAAAAGAGCATCTCCGCGCGACGGGCTCATTACCCAATCCACCCGGAAAGCTGTTACAGCAGGTGCTCTTTTCTGTTTTGTGGAGAAACCAACTGGCGGTGGCAACCGCCATCTTGAGGGGTTAACGATGAATGATGACCGCATGACCGTAGTGCCCGACTTTCTGGGCGAACTGGATGCCGGCGTGTTCATGAACAAAATCGCGGCAGCGCTGAATACTGTCGGATTAGGCGTTCTGAATAACGGCAATAAAGGCAAGGTAGTCCTCACCTTTGATTTTGAGCGCATGGGAAATTCAGTCGAAGAGAAGCGCGTCAAAATTAAACACAAGCTGCAGTACAGCACTCCGACGCCGCGCGGTAAAGCGTCAGAAGAGGACACAACAGAAACCCCAATGTGGGTTAACAAGGGCGGAAAGCTCACCATACTGCAGGAAGATCAGGGTCAACTGTTCAGTATTAAAGGCACTACTGACGGAAAGCTTAAAGCGGCTCAGTGAACCGCAGCTAACCAATTCACTGCCACCACTTCGATCATTAGTTAATAAGGAATTTTTATGTCTCAGTTAGACAGCGGCACTTTTCAGCAGGTAAAAGACCTGGTTCTTTCTGGCTATCACCTGAACGATATTCAGGGGCTGGCTTGCCCGACAGCATTATTGCCTGCCGGGACAGGTGTTGAAAGCCTCGAACGCTTTGCTCTGGAGCGTTTCCGCTTCCGCGGCGCCATGACTACCACCAGCATTGAAGACTTTGTCCGTTATTCAAAGGGCTATGCCAGTGCAACCGAAAAAGCACGCTGCTTTATTGATGCTGACCATATGACAGCTCGCTCAGTTTTCAATATTGGTACGCTGGATAATCCCGGTCATGCAGACAACGTTGCTTCTATCACGCTGAAACAGACAGCACCATTCCGCGCCCTGCTCCAGATCAACGGGGAACGCCTGAAACAAAAACAGATCGCCGAATGGATTGAAGACTGGAGCGATTATCTCCTGGCGTTCGATGCTGACGGTAACACAATGCAGATTTCACAGGCTGCCCAGGCTGTTCGCCGCATTACGATCCAACAGGCAACCCAGCAGGATCATGACGATGGCGATTTCAGCGGTAAGAAATCCCTTATGCAAAGCATTGAGGCCAGCAGCAAAGACGTTATGCCGGTGGCTTTTGAGTTCAAATGTGTTCCATATGAGGGTCTCGGTGAACGTGCGTTCAGCCTCCGCAACAGCCTGCTGACCGGTGATGAACCTCGCTTTGTTCTGCGTATCGTACAACTGGAAGCGCAGGAAGAAGCGATCGCCAATGAATTCCGCGACCTGCTGATCAGCAAATTCGACGGTGAATCAGTAGAAACGTTCATCGGTAACTTTAAAGCGTAATTGCTCTGCATTAAATCCCCGGCGCCGCGGGGATTTATTGAAGCGTAATTCTGTTAATTATCGCCACTCGGCGAGGGATTCGCACAACCAAAATTCACGCGGTGCAGAGCGAAATAAATTATAAGGAGAACCAACGATGAGTTTTATTCAAACACTTTCAGGTAAACAATTTGATTATCTCAGCGCAACTATTGACGACATTGATATTGAAGATATCGCCGTGGCGCTTTCCAATATTTGCCGCTTCTCCGGACATCTCCCTGAATTTTATAGCGTGGCGCAGCATTCCGTACTGTGCAGCCAGCTTGTATCACCGGAGTTTGCCTTTGAAGCCCTGATGCACGACGCAGCCGAAGCGTATTGCCAGGATATCCCTGCCCCATTAAAAGCGTTACTGCCTGATTATCGCGAGATTGAGAAACGTACCGATCAACTGATCCGCTTTAAGTTTGGCTTGCCACTGGAAGAAGCCAGCGTAGTGAAGTATGCAGATCTTACCATGCTGGCAACTGAACGCCGCGATCTGGATATTGATGACAGTATTCCCTGGGTAATACTGGAAGGTATCCCCCCGACAGATTTATTCGAAATCTACCCCCTTCGCCCCGGTCAGGCTTTCGGCCTGTTTATGGCCCGCTTTAATGAACTGATGGAGCTACGGCAATGTGCTGCATGAAAGATAAAGAGTCTGTAGTGAAGGCAATCAGATCAAGACGTTTGTGGGAGCGCGTTGAAGGCGGTGCAGCATGAACATCGACAAACAGGCGCTGCGTGAAGTGGCAACAGTAGCCACTCAGGGTGGATGGTACATTGATTACGATTTTGATGTATGCCACGAAAGCGGCGCGTTTCTAGCGGAGACGCACGGCGATAATCTGGCGCAAAACGCAAAATTCATCGCCGCCGCCAACCCCGCCACCATACTGGCGCTGCTGGATGAGCTGAAAGCTGAAACAAGATATCGCGAAGGTGCTTTTATCGCCTGTAATCGTTGGCACGATAAATTCAGAGAGGCAGATGACAAACTGGAAGCCGCAGAACGCCGTATAGCCGAAACAGATCAGCGCAACACTGAACTGACAGCGAGGATTGAGCCAATGGACCGCCGCATAGCAGAACTCGAACACAGCGAGACGCAGCTTATCAATGAGCGTGATAGTGCTGAATCTGCACTGGCCGATATGTACCAGGCCGCAACAGGAGAGCGTCCAGAATGGAGCAATATGTTTGGTTTCGCTGACGCCGTTGATGTGGTGGAAGAACGACTGGCGACGCTGGAGGCCAACCAAAGCCAAACCACGCCAACGGGAATTCAGCTCATCACAGAAGCCATAGGTGCGCACGGCTATATCGTTGGCTGCCTGTTGCAAGGTCGCCCTGATTTGGCGCTGGAAGAATCGAGAAAGTGGGTATCCGCTTTCGGTCAGGCGGCGGAAATAGTTAGTGCACAAGACGCCGATGACATCAAGGTTAAGGGGGAGTGATGTCACAGCAAACAATTTTGGACGTGTGTTGCGGCTCCCGTATGTTCTGGTTCAACAAACTCGATACCCGCGCAGTGTTCGCAGATATTCGGGCAGAAGAGCACACATTGTGTGACGGTCGCCGTCTGGTTATCAGTCCTGACCTCATTGCTGATTTTCGTGCGCTACCGTTCGCTGATGCCTCGTTTCCGGTCGTGGTGTTTGATCCGCCTCACCTGGAACGTATCGGCCAAACGGCCTGGATGGGCAAGAAGTACGGGAGACTCAACAAAAAAACATGGCGTTCTGACCTCCGTGCCGGGTTCAAAGAGGCGTTTCGGGTACTGCGGCCACACGGCGTACTCATATTTAAATGGAACGAAACGCAAATCCCTGTGAGCCAGATTCTGGCGCTGACGGACGCAAAACCAATTATTGGCCAGCGAACCGGGAAGAACGACAAAACCCACTGGATTATTTTTGTGAAGGGCTAACCCATGACCACTATCACCAATAACGAACTAACAGACGACGTTTTGGAATATGTCCTGGCGGTTGTTGAGGATCGCTACGAGAACCGAAAATCTAATGCAGGAGAAGACGACAGGATTATTTTGGCCCTGCGCGAACTACAGAAACGCCGCAAGGCTTCCAAAGAGCCTGTGCGATACCTGAATAAATTTTCCGGTGTGTGCGTGACGTTAGAGCAACAGCCAAACGCTTCTGATGATGTTGCCGTGTATATGCCGTTATATGCTGCCCCGCCAGTGCCGGTACAGGTAGATATTGAAATACTGGCGTCTGCGCTCAAGAACGCTCCGTTAGCACCGTCGGATAATCAGGGCAGACCGAGAGCGCCTGTGGTGCCGCCCGCCATTGATCCAGATTACAAGGTCATTAAAAGTATTCTGCCCACGACCAATCCTGATGAATATGCGTGCTGCATTGCTGATGACATGTGGAACGCCTGTCGTGCTGCCATACTTCAGGGTGGCCAACCTGTAAGTAATCGTGATGAGTTGAGCTCCCCAGTAATTCCGGATGGCTATGCGCTGGTGCCGATCGTTCCAACCGAGGACATGGTGATTAACGGCTTCGAGTCTGAGCCAGATCCACATTTCAGCGACGAAAAAGTGTGGGCGGAATACGAAGCGTTAAGCGGGTGTCGACGGGCTGCACGACGGGCTGAGTTGTGCTGGGCGGCGATGATTAAAGCAGCACCAAAACCGGAGATAAATAACGAATGAACAACTTAATGGTCGACCTTGAGACTATGGGCAAAAAGCCTAACGCGCCGATCGTATCAATTGGGGGAGTATTCTTCGATCCTAAAAAAGGAGATCTGGGGCCGGAGTTCCATAAGACGATTAACCTTGAAAGCGCAATGGAACAGGGTGCCGTTCCTGATGGCGATACCATTCTGTGGTGGCTGAGGCAAAGTCCGGAGGCACGAGCGGCTATTTGCGCTGATGCAGCATCTGTCACGACCGCGCTTATTGAGTTCAATGACTTTATTACCTGTCACGCCGACGATTTGAAATACCTGAAGGTATGGGGTAACGGTGCCAATTTCGATAACGTTATCCTGCGTGGCGCTTTCGAACGTTCCAGCCTCCCCTGCCTGTGGAATTACTGGAACGATCACGACGTCCGCACGATGGTTACTTTGGGTCGCGCTGTCGGCTTCGATCCCAAACGTGACATGCCGTTCGAAGGCGATATGCACAACGCGCTGGCTGATGCCAGGCATCAGGCGAAATACGTTTCAGCTATCTGGCAGAAACTGATCCCGCCCACCAGCAACAATATCTGATTTAAACCGGGTGCAGCCGGTTAGATGGAGAAGCAACTCATGAGCGATCGCTTCCTGACTGAGGAGGAACTGGAAGATGCTACAGGAGCAAGCCAGAAGTCACTCCAGAAAGAAGTATTAACGCTGAACGGTATTTATTTTATAGAACGCCGGGACGGTTCAATCAGAACAACCTGGTATCATATAAATCACCCAGTTTCGCGCCTTCTTCCACCAGCAGGGTATCAGCCTGTACCAGGCATGAATTTTGACGCTATAGAGAGTTAACATGGGTCGCAAACGTGCGCCCGGTAATGAGTGGATGCCAAAGGGTGTATTCTTTCGCCCTTCTGGTTACTACTGGAAACCGGGAGGATCAACAGAAAATATAGCTCCAGCTGATGCAACTAAAGCTGAGGTCTGGGTGGCTTACGAAAAAAAAGTTGAGGGTAGAAAAAACAGAATTACATTCACACAATTATGGCGAAAATTTCTTGCCAGTGCCGATTATGCTGATCTGGCCCCAAGAACGCAGAAAGATTATCTGGCACATGAGAAATATATACTTGCCGTATTTGGTGATGCCGAAGCTAAAGCAATAAAGCCAGAACATATCCGGCGTTATATGGATGCCCGTGGGCAAAAAAGCCGTGTCCAGGCGAATCATGAACACAGCTCTATGTCGCGCGTATTTCGTTGGAGTTATCAACGTGGTTATGTTCCTGGTAATCCTTGCGTTGGTGTGGATAAGTTTCCTAAGCCTCAACGCGATCGATATATTACCGATGAAGAGTACAGAGCGATATATAATAACGCAACGCCAGCCGTCAGGGCTGCAATGGAAATAGCTTATTTATGTGCTGCCAGAGTTTCTGATGTATTGAAAATGAACTGGAATCAAATACTGGAGAAAGGAATTTTTATTCAGCAAGGAAAAACCGGAGTTAAACAAATTAAATCCTGGACAGATCGCTTACGTGATGCCGTTGAAATATGTCGTGAATGGGGAGAGGAAGGCCCTGTTATCAGGACTATGTATGGCGAGCGTTATTCTTATAAAGGATTTAACGAGGCGTGGAGAAAGGCGCGAAAGGCTGCGGGG